CTCCACGTGTGGTTTTGAAGACCACTTCTATTCCCAATAGGAAAGTACCCGCATATTGTTTAATTTAAACTATCAATATAATCAATGTCTTTAAGTAGTTCCTCAAAGTCAATCTTACTAATTGGCCCAATATAATATTTTCCAACAGTCTTGTCCGGATCATTAAATACTTCCATAGTATTTCCATCTATTCTTACCGTCCAGTCATTTCTAGTCCATTCATTTTCATCTATATCCTTTGTAAAGCCATTTTTTCTTAAAATCATTTCCATATCATTCTCTAATTTTATAATACAAATATACGAGATTATTTTTAGAAAAAATCTACATTTTTTGCTTATCTAAAAATTCTTTATTTAAAACTAATTACGTTAAGTTTTTTCTAAAAAAAGAGAGATCTTTAAACTACACGTAACATGAGTGACATTTAATATCATCCAATAAATAAAATTTAATAAAGATAAATTTTTTTAAAATATTTGTTATAACTTTGTGCATTAAACAAGATTATAAATAAAATCATTATAAGTTATGCCAAAACTATTAATCAATAAATCAAAGGAAAGACAAATTGCTCCGCCTGATAATATTGTCTCGCCAAATAAATTTGTTATACCTGAGGCTAAAGTATTAACTAAGACACCTATAGGTCAAGGAATACGAATGAATTATGTGGATGCTAGTAAAGCTCCATATCAGGATCGTTATGCTGCAGAAAAAGAAGCACAAATGGCAAGAGCAAATGCTCCACTAGAAAATGTATATCCAGAATTTGATATTATTACTATGGCTGGCGGATTAGGAGAAGTAGGCAAATCTTTATTACAGAATACTTATAAAATTAATCCTCTTGCTAAGAGAGTTGTTGGGGAAGGAGATTTCTTAATGAATCCAAAACCTAATTGACTTACAGGATATAAAGTAGCACCAACTCTTGACGATATTATTGCTCGAAATCAAGGACTTAGACCTAAGTTAAATAAGTTATTAGTTAAAGATCGTGGTATGGTGTATGGCAATGATGAAGCTTTAGTAAATTCTGCACCTATAGCATATGAAACTCATCCTAAAGGTGAGATGATTCTATATCAAGACATGGCTAATCCAGCACATCATTTCTTTGATGCTAATATGCCAGGCCAACCTTTACAAGCAGGAAGATCTTTTAATAGATTAATGACTAAAGTTCCTGTAGATGGTTATGTTGAAGAGGCTGGGACATTAAGTTTAGATGCCCTTAAGACAACTCTTAAACAAACTACAAAACCTGGCTTTAAAGGTGAATTACCTGGCACTAAAATTTCCTTAAATAATTCTGCCTTTATAAAGAAGCTGCCTGGTACTATTGATAATGGTAAAAGTCCTATTACATTTGACTCTTATTTTAAAGCAAGGGCTGGAGCTAAAGAAGTTACTAAGATGTATCAAGAATTTGGATTTCCTAAAGCTAAAGCCACTTTATATAGAAGTAATATGGATACTCAGTTTGGAATTAATGTTCCTAATATTCGTTTATCTCGAGTTCCACCAGTTAAAGATGTATCAGGAATAACTTTAGAAGATTTTAAGAAAGTTAATTGATATAAAGAGTTAACCGCTATTCCTAATGGCGCCGCTAAAAATGCAAGAACACTTCTTGGAGAAGTCCAAGATCGTTTAAGAACTCCTGAAGGAATTCGTCGAGCTAAATCATTGGGAGTGGATTCTAGAGATTTAAATAGTAGTGTTGTAATAGATAGTTATTTAAGTCCAGCCTATCATGGTACAACTTCAATTGGAAATGGAAATGTTTTTGGCATTAGTCCAATATTAAAGAACCCAGATGTTCGTCCTATTATGCGACATGAAATTGAACACTCTTTCCAAAAGGTTAATAGTTTAGATACTAAAATGCCTACAGTTATTGATGATATATTAAAAGACTTAGAACTACAAGAGCCATTAAAAAATGTAACTCAATTAGAAAAGGCTCCAACATTAAAACAAGAGTCGTATCTAACTAAGTTACGAAATGATGAAAATGCCGCAGATTATTTTAATTTTGGAAATAGGAAAGGGCCTTCATTAGAAAGAGCGCCTATGTTAGCAGAAGTGCAACAATATGCTTTAGATCAAGGATTAACAAAGCACCCATATGATCCAGTTACACCTGATAAAGTTAGAGAAATATTTAACTTCTATCAATCTTCTCCCAAAGAATTTCCATTAAGAATCTTTAATATAATGCAGCCGTCAGATAATAATATGTATACTATAGCTAAAGGATTGAATAGAATGTTATCTGTTCCTGCAGCTGGTTTAGCAGCCAAAACATTAATACCAAAAAAGAAAGCCGAGCAGTAATGCCCGGCTTTTTCTATTTAGTCTCACCACAACATGTAGTTGTAAAAGGTGGATAAAATGGAGATGCTGTTGATGATCTATTATATATGTATGTAGGATATTGTTGCCAAGAAGGTTGTGCTGGTTCTGATGTCCACCATCCTTGTATCTTCCATCCTTGTAGATTAAATTCTTCTATAAACTTACTTAACTCTGTAAGTGTAGTTAGAGATTTTAATTTAATTACTTTATCGTTTGTGTCTATTTCTACTAGCATTGATCAAATTGTATATTAATATGTATATCATTATCTACTAAGTTGTCATTTATCTTAGTTTGTTCTTGAATAGTAAAGGCTTCATTAATTCGAATAAGTTTTAAGAGCTCTTTCTTAATAACTTTAAGCATCTCTTCTAATTCTTCATTAAGATTTTTTATAATCTCTTCAGTTGTAAACTCTGATTCTTCTAAGTTTTCTGTAAAGACCATCTTAGATGGTTTTCTTGTGCTATCAAAGAAGGGTGGTATTGTAACTAGTACCATTATTTCAGTACATGATGTTACTTGAGTAATAAAAAAGTCTCGAGGTTTGCCGACATTTTCCAGGAGATCATTAAGATCATCCAATAGTTTATAATTTTTGGGAGTTACTAGTTCCATATTATTTGTATAGTATTTTAAAGATTTCTAATGGTTCATGTTTTTTAAATGTTTGATAGAAGTATCAATTTTCATATCAATCTTCTATATACGCTAGTGTTTTAGGTTGAGGATCTATTAAATCCAACAATTTAATAATTTGTTGTAGTTCTACTTTATCCATTATTACATTCTTTAAATTTTGCTATACAGTATTTTAAGGTTTTTCTCAAATATTTTAGAGTAGTTTCATAGAATGGAAATGCTCTAGACGAGTTTGCATTATTCATTACACTCATTGTAGTATCTATTTCCATCTGTGCATGTTCTATGGCTGCAGCTAATGATTGTGAATCAGATCCAAATTCATATGATTGAAATTGTTCTGACCATGGAGAAGAAATTGTTAGGTATGGGGTTAACATAAGTTTAATAATTTCCATCTCTGGTAATTCTATAAGAGATGCTGGCACAAATACATTACTAAATGCGCATCCATTTAAATTAACTAATCCCATAACTATTGTGGCAAAATCTAACTCGTCTATATAGAGGGATACGATTGCTATCTTCCCATCACCTGAAGTTTCACTTCTAAGTATTTCCATTATTTAATGTATAATAGTAAATTATAATCATCTGTATTTATTACTACGCCGCCCTCTATTACTTCGCTTTGCTGCAGTAGATAAGGTCGCGGGAGAGTTAGACATTGGAGAATAACTGTTATAACATGGTTCATAGTTTCAAGAGTTTCCTTACGGTATTCTATTTCTTGATTCTGTTCTGGCGTTGCCATGCGGTAATTATGGAATTCTATAGATTCTATATATTCTCTCTTACGTCTTATTCTTGCTATTAGTTCTTGCTCAAGAGCACTAATTATCTTTTCTATCTCTGTATCCATTTTCTTTATAATAAATTAGTTAAAATTGTATCAGTAGGAACTAGTTCTACTTCTGATCTTATTAAAGATGTGTATTCATAGATGTGTGCAAACATAATTCCATTAACTTCATAAGTTGGGCTTAAAATTTCTAGTACTACTTTTTTGACATCAGGTTTTATAAATGCAGGTAAAAATATCTGATTAAATCTCTGACCTCTAAATTGATCTTTATAGTTATTAGGATTACGAGCAATATAAATACAATCTATTAGATTTAATACTAAATCCTTGACTTCACTATTCTCCACTATTTGCATGGCTCTAATAAGGATAAAATGTTAAATTCTTCTGATGGTTTTGTATCTACTAATTCTGCTGGCATAATCTGAGCAGTCTTCATTGGATTAATAATCCCAACGCCCTGTATTTTATGTGGTCCTAATCGTTCTGCCATTACTTCTTCTCATTCTGAAGCATTGTCATATAGTGCTAAGTGTTCCCACTTTCCGTTATGATACATTTTCATTATTTTCTTTATTTGGTTCACTAAGCTTCCTTAGATTAAATTGTTTAATTTCACTTCCATCTTCTGTCTTAATAATAGTAAGGTAGCCCTTGGCTATTAATGATTTGTGGTATTTCTTTATTGTCTGAACACTCATTCCAATCTTCTGACTTATTTCTTCGTCCGACAATAATACATAACCAAATTCTAATTTGTTTTCTTCTTCCATTATAATAATATTTCATCATTATTTTCTAAATCTCCTGTCTCTAAACGATATATTCGTTTCTTGAGCTCTTCCATCTCTAATTTAAGATTATCATTCTCTCTTAATACTACCTTTAAATCCTTAGTATTAGATTCTGTGACTTCTTTTAGTTCCTCAATATCTTCTTCATGCTTCTGAAGTGTCCAAATAATAGCCTGGCCTAGCTCATCTAAGTGAAAGAACTTCTCATTAATATGAAGGCCTGTAATTGGATCTTTAGACTCGGTCTTTACTATATTCAGGTATCCTTTCCTCACTAAAGAGTTATCAAGTCTGGATATAGTTCTGGCTGAAATATTTAGTTTCTCACTAAGCTGCTCGTTTGTAAATGTAGTCTTGCCAAATCCATCTTGATCCTTCATCATAAATTGTTGATGTGCAATTAAATAAGCTTTTTCATTTGTCTCTAAAGTCTTATTCTCTAGAAACTTATAACTAAATGGCTCAAAGTTTTTATGAGGATTAAACTTATAGATATTTCTTCGGCCGTCTTTACGAATTGAGATGTAATTATCTGCGGATAGTAACGAGATTGCATTCCTAATAGTATTAATACTATATCCAGTATCCTTTGATAAAGTTGCCAAGGAAGGAAAGCACTCTTTTGTTTCATTATTCATATACTTTCGAAGTGTCGCATAAACTAATAAATCTTTAGGCTCTAAACCGTCCTTTTTAGTCATATTATTTGGCACCTGAATATGTTGTTTGTTTAGTTTTTCACCCATTCTTAATTTTTATTATAAGACAAATTTAATACAATTGTATCAATAAAATTGTATAATCGTATCAATTTTTAAATTAAGAAATTTAGAGTATTCTCTAAAGAAGAATTAAAGTTTTCTATATGTCTTCTCTAAAATAAATAAAGTAAGTAAATGTTTCAAAGTATGAGGACAAAAATGATACAATCTTTTGACAAAAGTGATTGAGCTTTTGGACAAAATTGATATGATGGCGAACAAAATTGATATCTAACTATACTTATACTATACTTACTAAAACTATACATAATGACCTCCGGCCCAAAAAAATCTTGGCAGCCATCCATTTTAGAAAGAAAGAAAGTTGGGATAACCATGATGTGCATAAATTTTTAAAAAAATTTTTTATATTTTTTCTGAGAACGAGTGGCCTGTTTCCCCATTTACCCCCTGCCTCAAAGGGCGAGAAACCGTGTTCGAATCCCAAAATCCAATTTTCAAAATCTAAAAAATTAAGCGTCATGGCTGAAATTAAAGTTTTCACAAAAGAAGAACTCAAAGGCTACGCCAATGGTTCGACCAAAAACATGGGCAAGGTCACTTTGCCGAGTGGTAAGTATCGGGTTGAAAGACTTGAACTCCGTGAACAAATGATTAAAGGTGCAGATGGCACCGAAGACAACCGTAAATGGGTTGATGTTCATTTGTCAGGTGTTGCCAAGTCAGGTGTCATCAGTGGTTCACGTTTTGCTACAGCAGGATTCGCCAAAGAACCCGTCAAAGGGAACACATCAGGCAATTATTACTTCCCGTCAGTTGCCATTGGTAGCTGTTACGAAGGTGATTTGGCTGACATGTTGGTGGACATCCAAGGCAAAGACATTGAAATTGTCATTGTTGAAGGCAACACTCCGAAGTTTACATTGAAGTCTTGGAAGACCAAAGAAGAAGCAAAAACAGCTTCTGCTGCTGGTTGGAATGCCAAACAATTTATGCGTGTTTCAAAGATTCACGCCTAAAATTTGGGCATTAAGAGGATACACCCTTCGGGGTGTATCTCTCTCTTAAAAAATAGTATATTCACTAAAGCTTATTAGTATGATCACAGTGCTTGGCACATTTGGTGATTACAATATTCTCAAAGGCGATGATGGACAAGAATATAATGCTTATCCATATGCTCTTGATGCGGATAGAGTTAGTCACAAGCATGGGTTCTTCCTTTTAAATAAGAAGAATTTTGCAGATGGTACAGAGGGGTATGTAATCACAAACTACCTTGTTGACGAAGATAACAACCAATAGATAATTTTATCAATTTTGGTTGAGTGTTAAAAGAGTAAGTGGTCTAGCAATCCTTATTCTACACTCACCAAAAATTGTATAATCACAAGCTCTCATTTTCAACCCAATAAAATTCGCTATATCATAATGAACACAAATGATTGGATGGTTGCCATATAATAACTGATTAAAAGTTTGTCAGTATAATCTAAAAAGAATCGCAAGGCTAGTGCTATGTTTGAAACAACATAAGCAGCTCAACTTGAAAACTCAGCATAACTGAGTGCAAAGTAAAAATATTATCAACCAACTTAAACTCAGCTAAAGTGAAAGTACAATCAACAATCGGTGAAGGCCTATTAGGTCAGACCATATCTTTGAACATTCAAGAAATGATTATTTTGGCAGATTTGCTTCAAGTATTTGATGCAAGGATCTCAAAAGAATCTGATCTTGCTTTCCATAACGTCTCAGCCTTCTTGCACAAAGCTCTTGGCAATGATGTCAAAACTTTGGATCAAACAACGGAAGAAATGTTTGGTAATGCCATTCAGTTCTCATACAACCAGAAAATCAAGTGTTTGGCCAATCGTTATCAAAGCAAATCATCCCTGTTGGCCAGAGTAGAATCTACCTTTGGCAAGGATGCAATTTTCGAAAAAGAAGAAGCTCTTAACGGAATGATGTATGTCTCTTATCAAAAGAGTAAAGATGAGCTTGAATACAGATTCTGTGCTTGTTATCCTATTCCTCCTGTTGAAAAATAGCCATGGAATCAGATACAAAAGATATCATGCTTGTATTAGGGAGACTCAACGCCGTTGTGCCTGAGTCTACCCTACAAGCAATTCAAGATGGAAAGCCTCTTATCATTTTTATAGACGATGAAGTAGCATTTAATAATACTGATTTGTCTGATGAAGACGCTCTTGCATTAAGAAAGATCACAGAGCAACCAGCTCTTGCACCCATAGTGAGAAGAACTTTATCAACTCACAGAATGGAACCTCTTGAGATGCCTCCATTGTATGATGTATCTCATGATAATTTTCGTGAGCTTCAGCCTTGGCAAAAGCATGGTAAACACTGTAAACGTGGAAGATCTTACTAAGCCTCTTAGCACACTCTTTACTCCATTAGAAGTTGAGAGTTGTGAGATGCATACTTACGTTAGTAAAGTTGATGCTTATAATTATGCGCACAAGTGTATTCCTCATGGTATGAACCTTCAAAAGATTGAAGCCATAGGACACACCACATACTACTTATTTGGTAACAATGACTGCAAATGCTATTGTTGTCTTATCGATAAGTGATCTCGTTTGAACGCACGGAAACGTTATAACGAGAGTCTGCTTCCCCATGACTGGCAGGCAACAATGATAGATGAGTGTATCGACTCAACGGCACATTTCCGAAAACATAAACATTTTCTTACCTCAATATCTATTTGTACATTTGAACGATGAACAAAAGGGCCACTCATCGCGTTGTGAAACGCGGTGAGTTTTCCAATTCACTAAACAATAATACTCTACAATGCAAAAGGTCAGAACTCTCACGGATGTTGAGATAAAAGTCATAAAGACTAATCATCCGAAGTCCAACATTAAGACTCCTGAAGAAGGTTTGGAAGAAATCAAAGATCTGTTGGATCCAATAGTTTACGAGCGCTTGAGAAATGCGCCTGAACTCAAACTAGCTCTTAGAGAAGAGTTAAAGAAAGCCTATAATGTGAATTTAGACTGGGTATACGCGTTATATCACCAGTATTCATTACTTAAGAAAATAGAACTCAAGTAGCATGAAACAATTCAATAATCTTCATATCAAAGAACTCACAGGTTTTACTAGTGAGACTATCGTTGCCTCTTATGCTTTTGTTATAGATATGAAGACAACAAAATCTGCTCGAATCATCATTCTGAATTCTATCAATGTATTCCGTCAGCTCTCATCAATATTAGTTGTTGAGAGGGATAACGTTGCTGTTTACAGAACACACTCTTTGCCTAAGGCTCTCAAAGTCTATAACGCAATTATACATTAAAACAATCCTGGTGATAAATGGTCTTAGCTGAGTGCCAAATATCTTTATTCGCAATATGCGTTACAGGAGGCTCATACGACAACATCCAATCGTCGAGAACACTACACGCGCAAACAATATTTTTGAATGAAATGAATGAAGAACGTGATGTAGCCGTGTAAGTCGGCAGTATTTGAACTAGATAGTTTAGTGCTAATTTTCAAGTCCTACTGGGTATGCTCATATTGAGTACGGTAATGATACTAGAGATTGGTTAAATAGCTAGTTCTTGGGTAGGGCAAACACACACGTAGTGGTGGTGAACACTGATAGAGGTAAAAAGGCTCGGGATGGGGCTACATTTGTCGGCAGTGGAGTTAATGGCATCCTATTGCTCCATGTATTAAAGTCCGGTCTGAAGACACCTTCCTTACCCATTCCCATTTCTCTCCACAATTAATCAAGACACGAAGTCTGACGACGATTCGCCTTGGATCACTTCACTAAGATACTTTGCTAAAGCCGAGTAGCTCAGAGCGTGGAGTATGGAGAGAGAAATCTCATTTAGTTGTACGCAACTACACATAGTAAGAATGAGGTACGAAACGTATTAAATTGTAGCGGTAGATTTAAGGCTTAGGATAAGTCCTTATCTAAAAGTATGTCTTTGACATATATACTAATTCAGACAATTAAGTAGTACGCAATATCACCACTATGTGATGAACTTTTAAGCTAGTTTTTAGAAAACAGCAACCATTGTAAACCACCGGCGCTGCAAGCTCGGACTCGGATAGATGGAACGGTGTGATTCCCAATGCGCTAATTTGTTGAGATACTATCATGTTTGGATTATTCTGGGTAATGTTAATTCATTCTTGGGATGGACAAGACCACGAAATTCGCGGTGGCCATGATTGATATGTGGCGAGCAATTCTCAACAACCTGTGGTGGCCCATTTACTTGCGCCGATCTCCACAATGCGTTTGGCAGTCGATTAACATTCTCTAACGAGTCTAAACATCCTCTCCCTGACACCGTTAAGCCGGGACCAGCTGCTGTAGTCATCCATCGATCTCGTGCGCTTAGCATGAGCCCATCCTTGGATGACCGGCAGTTTTTAGTTGCCACTTCAAACCTAAAACATGTTGCCTATATGATTAAGATTGGATTTACCCCTCTTGAACAAGAACTCATGAAAGAGTATAATGCAGCTAATCGCTTGCATCTGCTCTTTATCCAACACCCTGAATGCGAAGAAATGATGCGTAACACAATTGAAGAACACTTTACTTGTGCTACTTTTGAAAACATCAAAGCTCGCGTTGTTGGTGTCCTTACTGGCGAAATGAATCGCCTTCATGGTACTAAGTGTCTAATCAATGATACCTTAACAGGTGTTATTCGTGCAGGCGCAGCAGTATCTGTATCATTTTCCTTTAACGAATCAGGTGATTACGAATTGGAACTCTATGTAGATACTGCGAATAAGTATACCTCTCGTATGTACAAGGTGAGCGAACTAACTATTGATGAATCCGTGTTGACAATTGCCAAGGTGGTGATTGGACAATATTCTAGTTACGCAGACTGTATTCGTGACCTAAGGCTACAAGGTTGTAAAGATCTTGGTTGGCTAAATTCTGATAACTTCACAATGCCAGCGGGCGCACACTTCACAGTGGCTTATCACACGGATCGTGCTAAGTCGGACGTGTATTGTGATGTAATTCGGAGATTGTATTATTCAGTGGATGAAGGCGACTAATCGTTTAATACTATGACTAAGACACAATTCAAAATCATGGCTGGCGTTCTATTGACACTAGCCATGGTTGCTTTAGTGGGATGCAGATCTCAAAAAAGCAACGAAACTCAAATCATGGAGTTGTTTAATGCTTATGATTATCATACAATTGATATGTCACCAGCAATCAATAACTTTCAACTTGAGTTTATTGAGGGCAAGTTAACTGTCCTGGACTCAACCCAATCTCGAGTGAATTCCACATCATGTGATTTTCATCAGAGCCGGTTTACCTACGTAGTATCATGCCGTAATGAGGCTTTCCTCATAAAGCAAAATCGACACAGTTTGTTATTCACCTTTCCAGATAGTATCTTATTAGGTGGAAGAATTTACTTTAAAAACTCGTGGGCTCAGCCCGATGGACATCATCAAAACAGCTCAGTGCTAGCCTTAGGATCGTAAGATCTACATACCTCTAACGAGGATGATGAATGCACACTATTGCCCGCGTAATCGTATCCGTGGGCACCTTTTGACAGTAGCTCAGCTTGGTTAGAGTGCAACATGGACAAAATCCTTGAGGAGTTTGGTCTATGTTGAGGTCACAGGTTCAAATCCTGTCTGTCAATCAATATTATAACAATTACTACCAGTTCCATGGCGGACCGAAGGATGCTATCTGGTAGGGTAACTCTTGCACGTACGGGGCAAGGGAGTCAGATTATTGTTATTGTTTTCTTTAGCGTGCTGCTAGCTTCACTAGGCTCAGTAGACAATAGAGAGAGCATAAATCCCCGACGCAGCTTTTAGGGACTTATTGCGCTAGCTGCTATGACAACCACTCCAGGTTGAAGTGCGTGAAACTCGTAACTTACAAATCTATGGCATTCTAAACCATGAGGATTTGTAATCCGTAACAAGCCCTGCCCACATGATGGGATTTGCGCAAGAGTCGGACCTATAAAGCAAAGTAGATACAACTTGAAGAGAGCCTATGAATTCCTTCTCTTGAGGGTGAAAAGGTGGAAATATTATCATAACCTAGGAAGTGTGGTACTAAAGTAAATGTAATCTAATGTGTCAATTCATACCTGCATTAGTGCATTTGTTTTTGCTTTTAACTATTAGAAAGGACGTGATCATCGTCGTATCCCTAAGCAAGGAGAAAAACTGCAGTTACAGGTTGGGCGTCTTTAGATTATATCTAAGGAAGTCCTCATAGAAGTCAGCGATGCGCAAGCTAGCTGTGCCCAGTAACAAAAAAATTCTGGTTGGGGTGTCGTCTAGTGGTTAGGACGGGCATCGCGAGCTAAACATGGGTTCGAATCCCAGCTCCTCCTCAAAGTCAGAGACCTCGAAAGAGCTCTGTGCCAGAACTCATTAAAATCGTTTATTTGTGTGGTCACATGGTGCAACACGAATGGACTTAGTGAAGTATATTGAACAAAATCTATAAAATCATGAAAAATACTAAAGAATTATTGCAGCTGGTTCTTAAAGAACTTGAGGAGGGTGAACTTTTTACCTCTGGATTGTGCATGTTAGTTGTTAATATGAAAGGTGCTAATGTATTTACTTTTAAAGAAGAAATGCAGATGTATCATTATATTCACAAGTATGGCGCACCAAAAAGGTTTACAAAACGTGCATCTGATCAACGTGGTTCTGCTTATTACTGGCCCATGGGTCAGAAAGCTCCCAGAATTGCTTGGCTTAAGAGAAGAATTAAATGGTATAAATTCCTAAATCATATAGTATGAATACTCCAAAAGTATTATTTCAATTGTTGTTAGACAACGTTGATATGATTGCAAATGAATGTCCTGGATTATGCTCATTAATTCATGCTTTATGTCGCAAAGGATATATTGATCCAGAAGAATCAAACTTTCTATTTGATGTAATATATGATCATGCTCCAAGATGGTACATGCTTCGATATTATGTTGAAGATGGTATGTTTCAAAGACGTGATTGGGATAATGCTAAGAACTATGCTTTCTATTGGAAGAAACATTCAGTGGCTCCAAGAAAAAGGTGGTTAAAGAAACAAATTGCTAAGCTATGAAAAGTTTAATCTTTGAAGCTCGGCTAATAGCCCTTGGTCAATACAAAAATCTTGATGAGTGTTTGTCTGATTTACATCAGCAAAATGCTGTTGAACTTAGTGGTAATAAACCATTCCTTCCCAAGGCAGTATTTACTTGTGCATATAAAGATCCAAAAGGAGAAATATGTGTATATGTTGATTGCTATTATGGATTGTTTTACACTGTAAACAATTAAGTATGTTTAAAATTATCAAATTCTTAGACAAGATCTCTATTTGGACTGATGATGCAAATCAAATTTTCAACATAGAATACCGTTATACAAAATTTGTGCCTTTATTACCTAAAGAGCATCTTATTGAGTTAAATTGCTTTGAAAGCGAGTTGTGGATAGCGGCACAACACAATCGTTACCAGTTTGAATCAAAGCTCAAAGAAAGCTTTGTTCCTGAACTTACTATTGCTTACTTAAAACAAGTGCATAGTAGACTTCAAACAGTAACATCTGAATGATCTCTGTGTTTTCAATTATAAGGTGCAATCGTGAGATTGCTTTTCAATTGTCATAGGCATTGTCTATGATATACAAAAGGTTAGGTCGTGATGGCGTTGTGAAACGAAATCACCTCATCAAGGTTAGTAATCCTTGACAACGAAAGTGGGGCTGGTATTAGATTCTGGAAACAGTACTAAACATGAAAATGTAATCTAAACTTAGTGCGGAGAATATGTTATTTAATTGGAAAACACATGACAGTAAGAGATGAAATTATGAAAATCTGTCTCAATGAAAGATTGGAAGGGCTTGACTTTGTAAAAGCTGTTGAGAAACAGTTAAAAGAAGTGTGCCCTTATAACCATTCTTTAGAAGGGACTTCTGAAAGCTGTGGAATTACAGGTGAATCTATGAGATTTGCTTTGGATGCTAATGGCAAAGTTTCAGAAGTAATTGAGCGTATCGAAGACCAGGCAACAAAAAGAGAATTAGCATTAGCTAACTTCCATCTCTTAATTGAGGCTGGCAAAATTCCTGACCCAAGGAAAAGTAAATCTAGTCTGAATCAATTCGTAGCTAGTATTATGGGACAAAGAAAATCCTCAGTCCATTCTATCTCTAGCAGAGATATGCCTCCTGAGTTATTAGACATGTTATCAAAGCTTGCAGGTCATGAAGATGAGAATGAAGATCCTGATTGTGATGACGGCGAATGTTGGAAATGTTCTAAACGTGATGGCTGTAAGAAAAAGAAATAAAAGTTTTTGGTAACAACCACTGAGAGGTAACCAACCCAAAGTTAAAAAGCGAGTGCCCCTAGACTCGAGACTATCGGCAGCAACTGACAGCATAATATCCCTTGGTAAAGGATGGCTGGCACCAAGAACTTTTACCTAGTTGGACACTTAGTTCAACTAGTCGCCTATTAGATAGGGAATCTGCAACAGGCGTAATACATACAAGCGAGTATGTTAATCGTGCGGAAATAGCAGACAAAGAACGTGTGAGAAGCATGGATAAAGTTTTTATTAGATTTATGATTGCCCACCTTGAAAACCTGCGAAGGCAAGTAGAGGTTTCTTTGAAACCTAATACACAAATATATGTCGCCATCCATTCTAATTATTGCAAAGGATTATGAACTGTTAGTTGATTCTCTTATGTGTCATATTGGTTTAGACCAATCTCTGATTGTAAAGATTCGACCTGCAATTCATCCAACTGTAACCAATCATTATCAGGAACTTATTCGAAAGAATTATGTTAAACGCCTCTCTATTGTGGGCGGAGAATTTCTGTCGATTGCATTAGACTCTGGATATGAGGTGCAATTGAAATAATGTTTTAGGTTCCGAACTGGAGATAATATCAAAGGGGAGGAACCTAATCTAACTTAACATCCTATGACAAAAAAGGACCTGATTGAAAAACGAACAAACTATGAAAGCCTCATTATCAAAATGATTAATGAGATTGAAAGTGGTGCCCAAGACACTATTATTGGTATCTGTATGCGAATCACAAATAACCCACGTGATTTACTAAACTTATTTAACTATTTATTTCATTGGTACATGATGTTGAAACATAACTCTGTTATAATTTCAAGTGATGCTACCGAGTTGGGTTACAAAAATGAATTTAATTTAAGCACTGAACAAGTGCCGTTTCTTCAGCAAATTTTGATCACTGATAAATAACTTTTTGTCAATTAAACCTAAAACAAAATGACTAAGAGCCCTTCTTCAACAGCTTTTCAAATTTCATCAGCTGTTAAACTCCTTTCTAATTTGGATAAAAAAGACTTTGATGCTAAATCTCTAACTAAGATGCTTCAAAGTGCTGGTTGTCCATACATTCAAGCTGTGCAACCTGCTTTAATTGTATCAGGGTATATTGCCAAGTTTCGCCCGAAGCATGGTGTGCCTTATTATAATTTTACAGGTAAAACTGCCTACATCAATGACTTTATTGATATGGCAGCAAAAGCTCGTGGTTCTGCGACTACAGCTACGAAAAAGTCAAAGAAAAAACTTGCACTTGTTGAAATTCCAACTGAAGATCTGGTAACAGAAATTATGTTGAGAGTTGAGAAAGTGGAGGATCTTCTCATGGATGGCCCACTCAAGCAATTGTTTGGTGAATTTTGTAAAAGAACTAATTGTGAAGTATTCCAAAAGACTCCTCCACAATATGGTTTATTACCACCATCCTATCAACAAGTAAGATTTTAACATAAGAGAGAGGACGACAAGGTCGTGGTTGCGGATGTGGCTTAGGCCCTATGAGGTGGCCTAAGGAGTAGTTGTCCTCTCTTCTTAAAAATTAACAAGATGAAACAAGAAGATAAGAGCAAGAGCTCTAGCTTTGTGAAAGAAAAGCATGATCCGTTTATTTTTGAGGGAAGTAAACTTCCTAAAGAATTGCAAAACAAAAATGTACAAGAAAAAAAGCCTAAAGAAATACATGAACATTTCTTTTAGGATTACCTAACCTTATAACTGAAAACATGAATCCTTTTGACGAAATTTTGAACAAGATTTTAGATTCTCCACTACCTGTGGAGATTTTTACTGATGTGTTTACTAACTTAGGTCTTGAACCCTCTGCAGTCATCAAGCAACTTGAAGAAACTTATGATGACTGGGATAAATAATTACTATGGAAAATCCAATTTGGACTACGTTATGTGTTATTGCATTAATTTTTCTGTATAGTTTTTTAACTAATCGACCTGTACTGTATCGGCATGAACTGAAAAGAATGATTGGATTATTCCGTAGACATCCTGAATTGGATGCTATGTCAGCATGCAGACAAGTGACCCATTTAGACATACAAGCTCGTAAACTCTTTCAATTTTTGGATGAGTTGTTTGTATTGTTTGACTATAATTCCAGTGCTTTTCATTGGGATGAATTGATTGAATACAAATCCCGAGAGAAATTCTTGAAGGATGCAATGGCTTATATCAAATCTACTAAGTTACCTCCTAAAAAATCTATTATTTAATATGGATTACACTAAACTTAAATTAATAGTATGTGGACGATGATTATTGTCGGCATTATTGCTGTGATTATTTTCTTTATCTGTGTTGCTATTTGCAGTCCTGTAGAAGAAATTGGATGTGTTCCAGCTATTATTGTTCTAATTATAGGTTTTATAATTGGAATTTGGATTGATGGAACTATCGTTCAAAAGACAACTAGGTATGAAATACTTTCTTTACAAGATGTAAGTCAAGTAAAAGGTAGATTCTTCTTAGGGTCTGGAACTATTAATGGTCAGATGGTTTATACCTTCTACTATAAAAGTGGTCAAGACATTGTGGGTCAACAATTAAATTGGGGTGAGGTAACTCTTAGGGAAACTACAGATAAACCTCATTTTGATATCATTACTTACAAGCAAGGAGATACTCCTAAAGATGCTTTCGCTATTGATCATATTCCTTCGGATCAGTACATTATTTACATTCCTAAGGGCACTATCAAACAAGATTTTGTCCTTGATGCCTTATAGTGAGAACTTAACCAATTCTTACTATCTTAAGTATTCTGCCAATATTTAAGTATTTTACCGGATGGAAGTGGCAGCTTCACAAGAACAAATAAAACTTAATGAAACAGCAAGTTCACTTCCTATTACAATCGCAATGATGAGTGCACCAAGTTCGGTAATAAGCTTCGGCTGAATAATTCCGATAATTTGAAGTTTAGCTGATTATTTTTACAACCTTAGAAAACACAGAAAGATGGGTAAAATTTGGAGATTAAAGAACCAAGAAGAATTTACAAGTACAGGGCGCTGGGACGTAGCAAAAGGAATGCCAGTTGGTTGGAATTCTGAGAAGAAAATGAACTATTTATTAGGTAAAAGACTTCCTAACTCTCAATACAGCGCTTGCCGTAATAGTGAAGTAGTGGTTGTTGATAACTGGAAAATTGGTCCATTGGATTATATTCAAGATGAAGAACCGTTTGCAGTTACAGGAACACCTGAAGCTCCGCATTTTGACTTTGATCGTTTGTCTAAAGAGATTAATACTATGTTTCAGAGTAAGCTTGATAAAGCTAAGGCTGATCATACCACTCTGACTACGGGCTACAATACGCAGCTTAAAGCAATACTTGAATCTTATAAAGGACAAGTTGCTTCGATTTTTCCAGAAATCAAAAATGCTTTAATAGCAGAGATCCAACGTGGGCATACAACGATTGTAATGCCGGATCAAAGGGAAGTTAGTATCCAAGAAATGGATCATCCCAAAATGGCTGATGTTGTTCAATCTTTACAATTGAATCATAAAGCTATGTTAGTAGGACCAGCTGGAACTGGTAAGACCTACATGGTTGCAGAAATTGCAGACCGTTTGAATTTACCTTTTTATAAATACTCTTGTTCAAGAGACTCTTCTGTTCATGATTTGCTTGGTTATAAACAACCACAATCAGAAACTTATTTGGAAACTGTCTTTTTGAAAGCTTATGAAGGTGGTGGTATCTTCTTAGTGGATGAATATGATGCTATGTCTGGTGATATGGCCCTGTTCTTTAATGGTGTAGCAGATAACTCTAAGTTTATCTCTATTCCTCATAGGGATGATAAGCCCATTGCTAAAAAGCATAAAGATTTTTATTTGATTATGTGTGGTAACACTTGGGGTAAAGGATCTGTAGAGTATTCTGGTAGAGACTTTCAAGATATGGCCTTGATGGATAGATTTAGATTCTGCCGTCATTTTATTGGCTATCACACAATCTTTGAAAAGCATGTCATGGCTAATAACTATGAATTTGCCATGTCATTAAGAGGAAGACTTGAGAAGTTTGGCAGTTACTTATCAACTAGAAATGTTGAGGATATTTCAAACTTAATCAGATGTCGTCAGACACGTGATCAGATTGTTGAAATGATTGCTCAAGATTTATTAAAGTCTGATCAACAGAGTTTGATGGGTGAAATGAGAGATTATACGATTAAGTATGAAACTGTAGGTTCTACAACTAATTTTGATACTCATGGCAGAACAACATCAGGACAAAAAAGAGCCACTCTTTAAGTACAAAACATTACCGAGTGGCTCAAGGTTCTTGAGGTTTTCTAGTCTAGAAGATATTTTCTATTATGATGATCGTGCAGTTAATCCACATGGATTGGGTATGGGATATGATGATTATCGAGAAGGAGCTATGCAGTATTTTCAAGAAAGATTAATCTTAACGCCAACAAAAATGGCGATAATTGAAAGAGCACAAAAGGAAGTGTCCATGGATCCAGAGTTTCTAGAATTAGTTTATAAAGGAAAGTCTCTTAAAAGACAATTCGAATTAAATCGATTCGTAGGAAATCTATCGATCCCGCATTACGCAATGCAAAATGAAAAGATATTCAAGAAAAGTGAACCTGGTGCTAAGAAGCAAACGCTTAATATGGCATTTCAGGTAGGAACTTTTGTTGGAGGAAACTATACAGAGTCTTTTGTTCGAATACTTAAGACTATTATGATGTGTCAGGCTATGAACATTAGTGTTAATATTGATATGTTTGATTCAGATACAAGGGCCATTAATAATGGAGCTTGTTATGTTGTAGCAAATGTTGCTCAATCTTGTGAGAAATTAAACATGAAAGCGGTGTTAGCAGCATCGCATTCAGAATTCTTTAGGATCACTCTTTTTAATGGCTATTCAGCCTCTGGTTGCCAGAAATCTATTGGAACATTTTTAGACCAAGATCGGATTATAAAGGATTTAGCTCCTATGTATGATGTCATTGGAGGTAATATGTTACCTAATTCTAGTGCTCAGGGTAATGACATGGTTGCAAAAATATTAAAAATTGGATTAAGGAGATGAGTATGATGGAAGAAGCCTCAGGGTTAAATGAATATGAGTATGTTTCTTTTGAAGAAATTGCTACAGTTCACTCTACGATAAATACGGAATGCACTCATGCTGAATTCATGGAAGAACATCCAGAAGCAGCTGAAAATCTTTTTCCAGTAATAGCTGAGGCGGAGAGCGTTGAAGTTGAAACTATTACTGATGATGAAGAAGACTGCGGCGAAGTGGATCCCACTGAAGCAGTATGGGATGTAATTATTGATAAAACCTACTTCGAACCTCAAAAGGGTGGAGGCAATGGTCAAGGAAGTTCTGATGATAGTGGCGACGGAGATTCTGATGGCTCAGCAGACTCAGATAATGAGGATATTGATTTAGATCCTGATGGACTAGATCCTGCCGAAGGTGGGAAGAATAGTACAGCGGGGGATAGAGAAGTAAAAGCTGTTGATTCTGAAAGAATTAATGTTGAAACAAAGAATCGGAATTGGTTCCTGTAACGAACTGCAGAAGTTATAAATTAAACTGCAGAGTTAAGAGTCTTTACTGGATTCGTCTAGTAAGTGGGTTAAACACCTGGATGTATGCTAACTCAGAGGTTCATACACGTCTAAATGCCAGAACAATTTCCTTATTGCTGGCTACGTTTGCATGGGTCAGGACACCGCATCGGCTGTTGACGGTTGTTGCTAGAGCTCTTTTCGTGATTGTTGGTCTTGCATTGCGCGAGTTGCCCAGCCTTCGACGAATATCTCATTCCCGGCAGTGATGTGTGTAGAAAAGCATCCGTTGGCTACGTTAGTAAATGTGGCAACCGAGAAATGGTGTAGATCTCTCGTTAAAACTTATCTCTTGTCTAGCTCTAACATTGATGAGCTCGTGCACAATGTGAAGTGTCCTTGTTTTCCACGTATTGTACGTCGGAGGTTTCGGGGTGGACAAATGAAACCTATTTTTTTTTAAATTATAACCTTATAATATGGGAAAGACAGAAGTCAGCCATAAAATGGATCCTATGGTCCTTGTTGATGCTGTATTAGATAATCAAGATAAGTCTGACTTTGAGATTATTCATGCAGTAGAAAGTTCTATTTCGCACCAATTTCCTTATAATCATGAAGCTGATAGTGTAGACGAAGCTTGCAATCGTATACCTGGTGGTGATGAGAGGGATAGTACATACATGGAAAAAGAGTATGATACACTGTCTGAAGAAATTGAAGCTTTAGAGTCAACGTTTACAAAGAGAGAGATGGCTATTATGTTAGGCCACTGTAAAAGAAAACTTGTTCGTATTAAACGAGCTGAGGAGAGCCTTGCCGAATTGATTGGATAACCTTAATAAAAACACAAATGCCGAATATTGGACCATTGATGATGCTCTTAGCAGCATCTCTTAGTAAAGAAGATATCTTAGACAAATTACGTGAAGACTTAGCAAAGTATGACGCATTGCCTACAGGAAAAGCAAAAGAAGAAGCATATGACTCCGTGGAAATGGATTGTGTGATTCTCATGACAAAGCGTGTAGCTCCTGATGCAGTAGCTGCAGCTAAAGTTGGGAAAGAAATGGATGAATTGGAAGCATTAAGAAGTGTTTCTCAATACAACAGCAATAACAACAACAACAAAAATTAATCATTAATTTTTATAAAGATGTTTGACAGCAAAAAAACAACGTTGTATCCACAACGTTCTGCATCTGCGCAGACTACTGCGAAATCGACGATGAAAACCACAAATCCTTTCTTAAGAGGAGGTCTTCATCAATCTGCAAAAACAACTGCTCTGGGTAACGGAGCTGTTAAGTTAACAACTACTGGCTCTAATTTTGTTGATCAATTTGGCAAAGTTAGTAATTATAAACAGCCCAGATCTTATGCTGACATTTGTGTTGACATGAGTACTCTCTGGGCACAAGACAAAAATCTGGCTTTAAGATTCACTTATTACCTACGTATGATCACTCGGACAATTCAGTTGGAAGATGGATCGAAGACCTCAACCACTCAACGTGGCCAAGGCTTAAAGCACGAAGGAATATACAGAATGATTTGGTTAGCTATCAACGCACCAGATACTTTCTGGAAGAATGTCAGCTTATTCATATCTGTCGGCTCATGGAAAGACATCATTCAAATGCTGTCTTTTGATTTGCAGCATCACGGCTGGAACGGCCGGGTGTTAGATTGGAACAAATTTGGTCAGTTAATTCTGGCTGGTTTAGAGAATCCAAGCACTTGTGAATTGGTAAAGAAGTTTCTTCCTCAAATTAAGGCAGGCTCAGCTTGTCATACTGTTGAAGCGGAAGCTGATTCAGCTATTGCAAAATGGGTATGTTCTTTACTTTATGGTGTAAAGGAAGATGAAACAGGTACTACGTACAAAAAGTACCGGAAACTTAAATCTTCAGGAACAGCACACAGTTGGCAGCAATTGATCTCGCAAGGAAACTTTCTTGCAATTGATTTCAATTCGGTACATGGACGCGCTCTTTCTCAAATGGTTTCCGGGAAATTCCTCAAGAATCATGAACTTGAGGCAAAGTATGAAGAATTCATTGCGGCTAAACCAGTGTTGAAATTCACTGGTTATCCCTATGAACTGTTTGCTCCACTTGGTGATTTAGCACGTACCAACGTGCCTAGCGCCAGGTATCAAGTTGATACAATCAACAAGCAATTCATGCAGCTTGTTGAAGTTGGAAAGAAAGGTCTGAAACCTGGTGAAAATGGCTTTATTGGCGTAATCGATACATCCGGTTCGATGCAGTCAAAGGCAATTGGCGCAAAAGCTTCGGCTTATGTATGTGCCAAGTCTATGGCGTTGTACTTTTCTTATCTCTTAGAAGGTAAATTCAGTAAAGCTTATCTTGAGTTTTCTGGAGAAACCGTCTTAAAGGTGTGGGAAGGCAACACTCCATTGGAACAGTATGCTAACGCAAACCGTTCCTTTAATGGAAACACTAACTTTCTTTCCGTAGCTAAACACTTCGGTGACATTCTCAAGGAAGGCGTAGCTGAATCAGAATTTCCTACTGGCATCCTTTGTATGACAGATGGTTGTTTTGATCCTACGTATGTGTACAATTGCGGGGTTCGTCAAGAAGGAAACTTTAAGGCTCTCTTGTTAGCATTGCGTCAGCAAGGCTTCAGTGATCAATTTGTGGACAATTTCCGTGTTGTTCTTTGGGATATTCCTAATGGACATTATGGAGCTTCACAGACTGCATTTGAAGAATTTGCTGACTGTCCCAATCTCTTCCACTTATCTGGATTTGATGGAGCAGTACTCGGCTTCCTAACGGGTGTGGAGCATCAAGCTTCTATCCCGAAAACATCAGATGAGCTCTTCCTAGCAGCAATGGATCAGGAAGTACTCAATCTATTAGAGGTGTAAATCTCTGATGTAGGTGAAAATCCTACTTAGTGGCGTCAGCAAATCCCAAAAAATTATGACAAGTCCGATCTAAAGGATTATTCACTTGGGATCCAAGCACAAGCTTGGGCAAAAACTTCAATTTCACTCAGTCAATCTAAGACGGTTGGCTACCTCCCTCGCCACTAGTAAATAGACTAAAGGAGAATAACCTGGATGGACAGGTAAAAGGCTGAGTGAGATTGATTTTATAAGCACTGAGGACAATGGCGAACCTTAGGAAGAAACAGCCAATAAACCAAAACCAAATTAAGCTTTATGGCAACATTAAGTGCGATACTCGCCTTCTGGTGGGTACTTCCAGCATTGCTGGGTCTTGTGATTTTATCTAAGTTTTTTGTGAACGTTGGTGCTACTGAAATGGCAACGATTGAAAAGCGATTCATTGGCAAGGAAATGGCTGATGGTCGTACTGTAGCCTTACCGGGGGAAGTTGGTGTACAAGCCAAAATCCTTGGATCAGGATTACATTTTCTGATTCCTTTTATTCAAATTGCGCGAAAGTACAAATATTTGGTCATTAATGATGATCAAATAGGTCTGGTTGCCGCTATTACAGGGAAATCAATTCCACAAGGACAGTTTATGGCTGCTGATGTGGCGTGTAACACTTTTCAGGATGGCGAAGCTTTCCTACGTAATGGTGGAGAAAAAGGACCACAAGTTGCCATCATTCCTCCCGGACAGCACAGAATCAATCCGTATCTGTTTACAGTACAGGTAGTTTCAGCTGTTCATGTTGCTCAAAATCAAATCGCAACTGTTGAAGCTGTTGCCGGCGCATCTATTGCTCCAGGTCGTATCATGGCTAAATCTGTGGAATGTAACCTGTTCCAAGATGGTGTGAAGTTTCTAACCAATGGCGGCCAAAAAGGTCCTCAGGTGGAAACATTGACTCCTGGTATGTATCGTATCAACACTTACTTGTTCAAAGTAAATGTTTGTCCGGTCACAGTAGTTCCTGGTGGTAAGATCTGTATGGTTACTGCCGTAGATGGAGTGCAAATTCCTGACGGCAGACTATTGGCTGACAAAGTTCAAAATCATTCAAACTTTGAAAAAGGTGAAGAATTTTTGAAGAACGGTGGTCAAAAAGGTCGCCAAATTCAAGCATTGATGCCGGGTGTGTATCGTATCAATCCAAATCTGTTCCAAGTCAGTCAACCTGAAGATTGGACAATGATTGCTGCTGATGAAGTTGGTGTTGTTACTATTTTGGAAGGTAAGCCTATTACTGAAGCCGGTAAAATTGCTGCCGATGAAGTTCCTCTGGAAGTTCATCAGAATTTCCAAGATACTGACGCATTTCTTCAGGCTGGTGGTCAGAAAGGTTTGCAGATTCCTGTACTCAGGGCTGGTAACTACGCCATCAATCCCTGGTTTGCCCGCGTCAAAAAGCAAAAGATGGTCGATGTCGAAATTGGTGAGTGTGCTGTAGTAACCAACTTTGTTGGTGATGAAGGCGAAGACACTTCCGATTCTGCTGTTAATGCCAAGATTGTTGAAAACGGTAAAAGAGGTATCTGGAAAGATCCTCTGGGCCCTGGCAAGCATGCCCTCAATTTGGACATTTGCAAAGTGGATATCGTTCCCACAACACAAATCCTGCTCAGTTGGGCAAACGATGAGTCTAGTGCTCATAAGTTTGACTCCAACTTGAAGACTATTACTTTGAGAACCGCTGATGCTTTCAATGTGAATATGGACGTTCGCGTTATCATTCATATCGCTATGGCTGATGCACCCAAAGTGATTGCCAATTTGGGATCTGTTACCAACATGATCTCTCAGGTTCTGGAACCGGCCATTAGCTCGCATTTCAGAAATGCTGCTCAATCCGTGGAAGCTTTGGAACTCTACACCAAGCGTGCAGAGTTGCAAGAAAAGGCCAAACTTCACATCTGTGACGTACTCAGAGTGCATCATATTGAATCGAAAGATACAATGATCGCTGATGTGGTTCTTCCAATCGAATTGACAAAGCCGGTAACTGACAGACAGATTGCTGCTCAGGAAAAGAAAACCTTTGAAACTCAGAAAGATGCTCAGAAAGAGCGTCAACAATTGGCAAATGCAACGGCTCAAGCCGATATGCAGCCGGAAGTTGTTAAATCTGAAAGAGGGGTTGAAATCTCCAAGAACTTCGCCAACTCGAAGATTCAAGAAGCAACTGGTGCTGCTGAAGGAACCAAAATCAAAGCAAATGCTGATGCAACCAACGAAGTTACCATTGCTACGGCAAAAGCAACTGCAATCAAATTGACTGCATCTGCCAGCGCTGAACAAGTCAGTAAAGTAGGTACTGCAGAAGCTGCTGTTATCCTTGCAAAAGGTCAATCAACAGCTGAAGCATACAAGCTTTCTGTACAAGCCATGGGTACCGACTACGCCAAACTGAAGATGATCGAATCGATCGTTGAAGGTAAAATCAAATTGATTCCGGAAAACATCATCATCAGTGGTGGTGGCAACGGAGACAATGGCGGTTCATTAGTCGAAAACTTTCTCGGTCTTTCAATGATCGAAAAACTCACCGGCAAGAAGTTCAACTCAGTCATGGCAGAAGAAGCCAAAACCGAAGCTTAATAAGCTTCAAAATAAAAAAGGAGAAACTGTCGAAAGATAGTTTCTCCCTTTCATAAGCTCAGAGACAGCAAAACCAAATCAAAACTACAAAAAATCCAATTTAATTTTTAAGTAAAAAGATCTGAGCTGTTTCCAACCTCTCCCTATATTCTGAAAGCGTCCGAATCACCACTATTCGATAACTATTGCAAGAAGCCAATCTTTTCAAGAGAGGGCGCAAATGTTTCATTGATGAAGTACGGTGTATTACTGGAAGAAGCAGGAGGCGAGTATGGAGAAGAAGGCTTTATCTATCAAGAACTGGTAGAGATTGAGCCGTACGACGAAATGTATCCCGTACTAGGATCATGGGTTATTGGAGGAGAATCATGTGGCATTGGTATTAGAGAGACATTCTCTCGAATTACTAATAACATGTCATATTTTGTTCCTCATGTTATTGAATAAAAGCGGGGGCCCTGAAAGCGGGCCCAAATTTTTACTAATAACTTTTTAAGACGGCGTGTGAAATGCATATTTTTATACCGTATATTCCTAATGAGCAACCAACTATGACAAGACAAGAACAACTTTTGATTAAAAGTGTGGCAGATCAGTTAGAGAAAAGTACTCGTACTGATTGGACACAAGGCGACTTAAGTGCTTGGTCTGCTTGGGCATATCGTATGCGTGATACTATTCGTAGTACTATGCCTACACTGCAGACCTTGATCTCTGATCAATATCAAGCAGCTCATCCTACCCCTTCTCCTGATTATCTATTAGCCGCAAGAGCACAAGCTCAAACTCAAGCAGACCTTGAAAGAGCTCGAGGTAATATTCAGATTCCTCGACAGATTCCTCCTAATTATGGAGTTATTCCTGACGCATACACCAAAGATCCTACACAGGTTGAAATGGTGCCAAGAAAGAGACCTACACTTGAAGATCTCTAAAAAAATTAAAGCTCCTAACAGCAAATCCAAAGTAAATCTTTAATCCGCCCAGTGGGCAGAATAACTACAAACAAATGGAGCTTGATAAGAACACATGCAGCAAATCCAAACCCAAAATTTAAATTTGTAAATTAAAACGAGATCTTAGTAACGCAAGATCGCTCTATGGCCGAGGCACAAGTGTGGAATTTCGGAGTGTTCTGTTTATTTTTTTTACCTTAAATCATTTTTATATGATGACAGCTATTTTCTTTGGCATTGCCTTTGGTTTCCTTGCCTATGAGTTTTATAAACTCTTTCATCTAAAGACAATTATTTATTTAAATCAAGGAATTAAGAGTGTGGCTAATGAGTTGCCGGACAAAGATAATTATAAAGAAGATATGAAGAGTATAAGGAGCCTTGCTCTTATTAACTTTTACTATTGGATTTGGTTACTTCTTGGTCTTATTACAAGCCAGGCTATATTATTTGGCCCTTTAATCATTTTTGAACTCTTTCATAAGGGAAAGAAGGTTACTTTATTTCTTGATGGAGTCTTTTCTATTTTGGCAATTACTTTTATTTTACTGAATCACTTTTACTTACACTTATTTTGAAAACATGGCTACTGTAACTGTTAATGGTCAATCCTATTCAGGTAAAAATATTACAGTTAACGGCAACACAGTTGTTGTTGATGGTGTTACTGCTTCTGTTACTACACGTGTTCTTAAGATTGAAATTGTTGGAGACATTGAGTCTCTATCATGTGAGTCTTGCGACTCTCTTCATATTAAAGGAAACGTGAAACAACTCTCAACTATGTCAGGGGATGTAGATATTGAGGGTGATGTTATATCTGTAACTACAGCATCAGGAGATGTTACCTGTAAAAACATAAATGGTCCTGTTAAGACTATATCTGGCGATATTACATGTCGCAATATGACAGGAGACATGCATTTGTAATTTCTTTTTCTAAACATAAGTTTTACTTAAAAGTTTTTCAAAATGGCTGAACCCACACTAGAACAACTGCAAAGCGGTTCGTTCTACACCTCTGTTATCAGAGGTAACAAACAAATCAAAGCTGACAGAGGTCAACAACTTCTGGAAGATGGTGAGATGTCCTTCCGTCGTAAGATCGAAGACAAAGGTCGCGAGGTTACACGACTCAAACGCACTCTTGTCAACATGCTGGATTTATCTCCAGAAAACATGATGACTCTCAAAATGGCAGATGACTTCAATCCTGATGAATTTGCTAACCGGTATTGTTCTATTTCTGTAGACGTCAGAAATGAGGTTCTTAAGCTCAATGAGTACAAGAAAGCTTACAATCGTCTATATGGCGGCACTTACGAAATGGAGGCCGTTGACTAATGGGCCACGGTTCGTATTCTACCGAATACAGGTCTTTAAGATCTGAAGCATTGGGTTATCAAACCAAATCTGCAAACGAAATTTTCTCGAACAAATTTGATCCTTTGATGAATCCCAATGGTGTTGGCATTCGTGAGTCTCGCGACTCCGAAGACCATCCAAATTCTGTTCCAATTATATTTGCTTTAGATGTTACCGGTTCTATGGGTATGATTCCTCATCACTTAGTGAAAGAGGGATTGCCTGTTATGATGTCCGGCATTATTGAAGCAGGTGTTTTGGATCCTCAAGTAATGTTTTTAGGAATAGGTGATCATGAATGTGATTATGCCCCACTGCAGATCTCACAATTTGAATCCAATGACGAGTTACTCGACAAATGGTTAACCAAAGTGTGGATCGAGAGAGGGGGCGGTACTAATGAAGGCGAAAGCTATTCGTTGGCTCACTACTTTGCAGCATTCCACACGTCTTTGGACTGTTTTGAAAAGCGTGGTAAAAAGGGATTTCTCTTCACAGTTGGTGATGAACCAACTCTGCGGAATTATCCAGCTCGCAAACTGAGCGCTATCACTGGAAATGGTCAAGAACAAACGTATTCTGATGCCGAACTTTTAGCGGAAGCTCAAAAGAAGTACCATGTCTATCATTTACATATGAGACAAGGTGCTAATGGTCGTCATCAGCCTACTATGGATGGCTGGAAACAATTGTTGGGAAGTAATCTTATTCTTGTCGATGACAAAACTAAGATTCCCGCAATTATTGCACAAATCGTTTCATCGGTTGAGGCTCAATCTGTTAATCAGGGGATTGAAGCTTATAACAACCGCCCACAACCTGTACTTGAGCCAGAGGGCCCAAGACCCACTTCATCAGACATGATGCTTTAATTTTTCTAATCATATTGTTAACCCCCTAAAAGATTACAACTATGGGAATGGATCAAGGCACTTATAGTGCAAAGACATGGGAACAGGTTGCTGAAAACTTGGAAACCAAGCCATCAGCTGAAACCGATCTTCCTATCGCAACAGCTGAAGCTGCTGCACCTGCTGAAGAAGTTGAGCCGACAGTTACTGAATAGTCTTAATGGCTAACAAAGCTGTCATAGGCTTAGGCTTTGGAGATGAGGGCAAAGGATTAGTGACAAACTACCTTTGCCTTCAGAATCCAAAAGCTTTGGTTGTCAGATATTCTGGTGGCCAACAAGCCGGACATACCGTTATCAAGGATGATATACGGCATGTATTTTCAAATTTTGGGTCTGGCACTCTAAACGGAAATCCTACCTATTGGTCGGAATTCTGCACTGTCGATCCAATTGGAGTTTATCAAGAACTCCAAGTACTTCTATCGAAGGGCATTAAACCCCTTCTTTACATTGATGCAATGTGTCCAGTGACTACACCTATGGAGAAACGCTTGAATCAAACTTTAGATATGGAGCACGGTACTTGCGGCTGTGGTGTGTGGAGAACACACCTCCGTGAACGAAATGGTGCTTCAATATTATTTGAAGATTTAGCTTTTCCAAGCGTTCTGGATATGAAACTCAAAGCGTTGAGCTCTACATACCCACCTGGAGTGTATGATGAACAAGAAATTTCTATATTTAAGTATTGCTGTAATATGCTACTTCAATCTAGTCATGTTCAAGGCATCTTTGGGATTCCTGAAGCAGAGGAGTACATCTTTGAAAGTTCGCAAGGACTTCTCTTAGATCCTGCTTTTGGTTTTTACCCGCACGTGACAGCATCATCCGTTGGCTCAGCCAACATCCTGAAATTTCCAATTGAAGTTCCTGAGTTTTATTTAGTTACAAGAGCCTACCAAACACGACATGGTAATGGCCCTATGACTAATGCTCAATTTCCGCTTAATATCACGCCTAACCCGGTAGAGACAAATGTATTTAACCAGTATCAGTTAGATTTTCGCACATCAGTGCTTGATCTCGAACTTTTGATGTATGGTGCCTCCAAGGATTTTGCCATTAGTACAAGCCCTGAAAATACTTTAGTAATTACGTGTCTGGACCAAATGAATTCTTTCTCTCTTAGTGATGATAACAAGGTTATCCACTTTGACAATGAAGAAAGCTTTGTTAATCACATCGCTAATCAAATGGTTACTCCTCACGTCTTACTGAGTCACAGCCCCCGGTCAGAGTGTATTACTCACTTCAAATAAAATTTCTTTAAGAATACATACAGCAACTCAAACTCTATATGGTTTAGAAAACAAACGTATTCTGATAAGGTCAATTACAGCAAATCAAACTGAAAAACAATGAAAAGGTTTCAACCAAACATTGACCTGCAATTCTTTATAATTATTAACATGAACATGGCACGAACTCATAATCATGAGGTAGATCGAGGCAACTATTATTGGTCTACACAAAATGGGAAGTCTTATTTGGTAAAGGATTTATCTGACACACATTTGATAAATATTATTAAATATGTTAAACAGAAAAATGATCCTAAAATGAAAGAATTAGTTGAATTCTTACAGACTGAACAAGTCTATAGAGGAAACAATGAGATCTCGATTCTAGATTATCCTATGACGGGTACGCCACAAGCCTATACTTTTCAAACATGCAAAAAACGGCGTTAACCTATGATGATATTCAATTAGTCCCTGAATACTCATCCGTAAAACACAGAAAAGATATTCGACTCTGGACAAAAGTATCTCGGAACTTTACTATAGGAATTCCTTTAGTAGCTTCTCCTATGAGTACTGTTTGTGGAAAAGAAATGGCCTATGCATTTGCTCATGCAGGTGGTGTAGGCTGTATTCATAGATTTTCTTCAATTGAAGAAGAGGCTAAATCTGTTAAAGACTTGATCTATAGCCTTAAAGTAAGTTCTTGGGCCCCTTTCACTGAGAAGACTCCAATTATGGCCGCTATTGGAGCCAATGGTGATTATCTTGAGTGTGCTCAAGAATTAATTAAAGCTGGAGCTAATATCCTTCTTATGGATGTGGCTCATGGTCATCATGAAAATGTGAAGCTTGCTATAGAAGAATTACGGAAACTTTCTGGTAAATTTGACATTATTGCTGGAAATATTGCAACAAGACGTGCTGCCCAAGACTTATGTGAATGGGGAGTTGATGGTCTGCGAGTTGGTATTGGTGGTGGTTCTTTATGTACTACTCGAATTAAAACTGGCTTTGGTATTCCCAACGTAACTTCTCTTGAAGATGTCTTGTCATTTGCTCGTGATTCTTGTAGTCCTCAAATACCTGTTATGGCTGATGGCGGAATTCGTTCATCAGGTGATATTGCTAAAGCACTTGCTTTAGGAGCTTCTACAGTAATGTTAGGCTCTTTAATTGCAGGATGTGAAGAAGCGCCTGGAAATTTGTACACCAATGAAAAGGGTGTATTGTGTAAACGATATAGTGGCTCTGCCTCTATGGAAACAAAAGGTGCTAGTGGATTACCTCTTCGTAATATTGAAGGTGTATCTAAAGGCATTCCTTACAAAGGTTTTGTTCACCACATTCTTGAGGATTTAGTTGATGGTATTAAATCAGCATTGTCATATGGTGGAGCTGAGAATCTGGAACAATTTCATCCAGATTATGTGGTTATTACAAACGCAGGTATGGCAGAAGCCCAACCTCATTTACTTGGCTAACATGAAAACAAATTCAGGTAATCCAATATGTCCACATGACTTGCAAGACTGTAACCATTTTGATATAGATGGTCATCTGGATTGTAAAGCATGTCCACGATACGCAGATGGCGTACGAGCTACTGGCGCAATGCCAGGAGCAGAACTTACTTATAACTTTTTTAAAGGCCTTTGGTACAAGATTTTCAAATGAATGCAACAATTACAGAACATCAACTCATTGCAAGCTTAATTAAACACCCTAGGAATGATTTTGAAACAGGATTTAATAGTGCTTTGATTTCTTTACTTCAACAACTTAACGGAATTGCTCCCGAAGTTAATGAAACTAATAATCAAAGTCCTCAGTTAAATCGTTTAGATCAGATACTAAGGGACTCTCTTACAGAGAGTGAATTCAATTCTCTTTATGCACAGAAAAGGGAAGAAATTTATTCTCTAGTTCAAAGCGGTGCAAAACTTGCCGCAGTTAAAACTTTAAAAGGGTATACTGGTATAGGATTAAAAGAAGCAAAAGATATTTGCGATTTAGTACAAGAGGAATTAAGTCGCAATGGAGATATCTTCTAAGATAAGAAATTATCAACTTACAACAATTTTACAATGAGTGATAAGCAATTGGCTATACTCAAAAAATATTTATCAGATGAAGATATTAAGGATATTGAGGGGAAAGGGCCACAAGCTGTTTCCAACTTTGTAAACTTAATCATTCAGCTGAAGCAGCCTAACCGTTGGAATAACTGGATAGGTGAGAGATTAGAAGATGATGATAGACCCGAAGTAATTGATTATGGAACACTAATCGCTTTGGATATCTATGATATCTTCACCTTTATTCAGTTTATAGCTGAGTAAAGGATCTACGGGGGTGTTTGGTTTTGACAGCATTGAGTAGGGTAGCAGAACACACTAGGAGGAGTCCAAAATACTCAAAACAACAAACGACAACAGAAATGTTATCAACTTCGTACCACGTGCATCTGTACGTGCATACAACCAAATGGCTGCGTAACAAAACGAACGGAGTCGGTCTTAGACTTTGTTAAAGAAATTAAGACAGTAGTTCTCGGACTTAAACCGAGTGGTGGAAGATGGCGGAGAAATTCGTTCCCATGTTTTGTTAGTTTTCTCAAAACTAAACAGAGAAAGTACTGCAAAGACTAAGTGTGTATATTTTGTTATTTTTCCTTTGTATGGACGGCGGTTTAAGATTTGGACCCCTTATGCAGTAATGTATATTGAAAATTGGATGAATTCAGGGAACACTAAACGAAGCAATTCGCATGTCAATCCTGAGCTAAGCAGAGAATACATTCTCTGAAAGTGCAACGACTACCTGAGAGATATAGTTCTCTTAATAACAGGAATAAGCGTCCGACATCCCTAAGGGATGATGATATAGTCTAATCTTCTAGGAAACTAGAAGTGAAAGTTGAGATTTGATTTAGAAACTCTTTAGTTTCTATATCTGACATCTCTTGTTTCATTAAGTTAATTGGAGTAGATACAAATTGTATGTTATCAATAATATAACCTTTGCTAGAGTCAATTCTATCTAAGGAAGCTCTTTGAGTTATATGAATAATATTTAAATTGTTATCTTCCGGCAAAATTAAAGTAATTCCAGAATATGGACAAATGCCATTTTGTTTCTCCCAAACTTCTTTTAAAACATCTAAAGTAATATTAATTTCTTTGTCCCTCCTTTTAACACATCTTAAAGTATATCTAAAAGAACTGAATTCATCTCTTCTATTTGGACGTATTTTATCTAAGTGTTCTTTTTGAGAATCTGACAATGTTTTTGATGCTCTATGTGAATTATTATAAGAAGTTGCACAACTTCGTGAACAAAAACACTTTCTATCTAACTCTTTATTTCTTTTCAATTCAGACGCAGGTTTTTCTGCTTCTTTTCCACAGCAATCACAAATAAATGTTGCTGATTTTCTTCCATCATTTTGTTTCATAGTAATATTTATTAATTAATAATTACAAAGATACAATAATATTTTGGAATAAATTGGATATGAAAAGTTAAAAGAAGTTAAAATGCGAATCCGCCCACCTCCACAATTAACTAATTCTATTATTTATGGCAGCAAGATCCTACAAAATTCCGGAACCACCGGCAGGTTATGAAGTTGATGAAGAGAACTCTACATTCTTTGAAATTAAGTATAAATTAAGCAATACAATGCCTAAAAATTACGCTTCATTATTTGACCTTACTGGCTATTATCTTAATTCTGACAGTGAAGTTAAAGGCCCAGTTACTTATACAGTTAGCTCAGCTCGTAGAAATATCTTTCCTGAACGAGAGGATTGTGATGCTGTATTAGCTTTAGCTCAATTAATGCAATTACGAGATGTTTATAATCAAGGTTGGGTTCCTGATTGGAATGACAATATTGAGAAGTTTGCAATTTGTAATGAATGTAATGAGATTAAGCCTATTACTACTGTTTGTCATAACAAGATTTTGACTTTTCAAACTCCTGAAATTAGAGCCGTATTTATGGACAATTTCATGGGTTATTTATGTATTGCTAAACGATTACTTTAAAAAATTAAACATGAAGAATTATCAAATTGAAGGCAAGGATGGGAAACTTTATTGGATCCATCGTGCTACCTCAGTTTCAGTCTTTCTGTTTGCAATAATTGAGGACAAAATGCATGTCTTAGTTGCAAAGAGAGGTTCTGGGGCTTCCGATCATCAAGGTCTGTGGAATTGTCCTTGTGGCTACTTAGATTTCGATGAAACTCTCGATCAGTGTGCAGCAAGAGAACTACGTGAAGAAACAACATTTGTTTTGGAACCTGAAGATCTTATGCCATTTGATGTTACTGATGATCCTGCCAATTTCAAACAAAATATTAGTCACAAGTTTTGTGCATTTTTGGATGAAGGTGTAGATCTAACTGTAGCCCCAGGTACTGAAGGAGAGCCTAATGAGGTTGAAGAAGTAAAGTGGATTCCAATTGAAGATGTCAACCAATATGAGTGGGCATTTAACCACGATGAATTTATTGGAAGATTATACGCAATTATGCAAAGATTATTTTAATGCATTGGAAATCATTCTGGCATCGGCCTATACAGTATTCGCAGGTGTATATCCGTAAGTCCTCGGAGAAACAATTAAGGACAGAAGTAAGCTCTTATGAAAAGAAGGCGCTTGTATTGTGTCGTCGATATATTCGTGATGAAAACACAAGACTTTCAATTTGTCCTAAGACGTGGAAACGTTTTGGAGTAAGTGAGAGTCCCAAGTTTAGATTCATTATTAAAATGGACGAACGCGGGTTTTCTATTGACTTATTTGGTAAAGAGGTAAGAAATATACCAATTTCTGAACATAGTTATATGAAACTTTTAAAAGTTTTTGATGCTCACGCATCTCAGCAGAGAGAAGAATTGGAGGCCATGATACGTGGTTCCGCTATTGATTCATTTGATTCTATGTACAATGAATACTTTAAAGAATATGAGAGTTTTGATATTTGATTTGGATTGCACAATCCTATATCACACCAATCGAAGTCCCTTTGACTGGAGTGACTTATCTGGAGACAAACCGATTCCGGCTGTCAAAGATTTATTGGCCACACTTGAATGTGATTATGAACTCATAATCATTACAGGAAGGCCAGAGTCAGTTCGTCCTCAAACCATTGAATGGTTAGAGACCAATGGCATTTTTTATGATCAATTGATTATGAAGGATGAAAACCCTTATGAAAAAGGCTCGGCTTTCAAAGAGCGTGCCTTAAAGAGTATTCCAGATTGGGAAACTCGAGTACTCATTGCATTTGATGATGATTTAGCTTGTGCAGAAATGTACAGGAATAACGGAATTATATCAATGCTTCCGATTAATTACAAATATCGGGATTTAGTAGAAATTAAAGACACGCAAACAACTTGGTTTAAATAGTAAGTTATGGAACACAGCATTGGAGAAACATTTGATTATTTAAACACTCTTTTAACTGTTGAGGCCCAGAATGGTTGTAATGGATGTTATTTTTTTATTGATCACACCTCTCTTAGATATTGCGTAAGTATGAGACACTTAATTGGAAATTGCTCGTATTTTGATCGAGCAGATCAAACTGGAGTAGTTTTTAAATCTAAATGGCTTTCCAGACCTATAGGAGAAGTATTTCAATTTGAAAATAAATTCTTAAAGGTTGTTCCAGATAGTACTCTTAGGTGTTTAAATTGCTACCTCCATCCGCTCCGAGACCCTCGAAGTGGTTGTAACAAGTACCGCGACGAAGTTGGAGCTTGTAGTCCAACATTCAGACCTGATAAGACATCTGTTTCTTTCGTAAACATTGCTAATCATGCGTGACTTTACTCGACCTCCTGGGGAAATGTTTAAATACGACTCCGTATTTCTTGTGGTTAAACATAAGAGGAGTTGTGTAGGATGTTGGTTTAATAACGGGAGTTTATGTTTACGCAATAAATTTATCACTGGAGGTTGCGGAAGTGACACTAGGGATGATGGAATAGCCGTTATTTTTATTATTGTACCCGATTCTCAAATACTTTTATAACATGGAAAGATTAGTTGGAGAAGTATATACACGTTATGATGAGGTTATATTAGTAGTTAAATCCGCATCTGCTGGGTGTGGAGGATGCTGTTTCGATGAAGCTGATTTTTGTCATAAGAACAGCGTGGTGGATGGATTCTGTTCTGCAGAACATCGACCAACCAATAATGATGAGGTAATATTTCTCAAAGTTGAAGATTCCACAATACAAATTTAATCATGGACACAGGATTATTGCTTACTATCAATCTAAAAGGACGTATTGGAGGTCCTTTGAAACACACAGACAAACAACTTGTCACCGTTGATGTTGCTCCATTGGGTAAACGCCATCCAGAATGGATAACCAGAAAAATTAAGCATACTGACCGAGTAGTTACTTCTTGCTCACGTAAGCTTCATATTTCTGAAGAAGTTGTCAATAGCTGGATACATTCCGATTGCCCGCATTGGGAAAGAGTTGGAGCATGGAAAAACATGAATGAAGAGCAAAGAATGCTCTCCTTTATCAAAAACTTTGATGAAGGTCATGGTGTGACTTTTGAATTGGTTTAATCACTTTTATTCTAATCATATGAAATTCATCATCCGCTTTTTCAGGTCATTGCGATTCGAACCTAACTATTCAAAGAAGTTGGGCGGAATCAAAAAAGCCTTTACAGAAGCCCTTACTGCAGCCGATACGTTGGATGCAAAAATGGCCGATACTATTAAAGGCAAAACCGAAGCCATGTCTAGGCTTCAAACTCAAATTGACATAGTAGCTACTGTGAAGGGACAGAACGAAAAGTTCCGCCTTAACTTAAGTAAGCTTCTAGGTGAGTCTGAGTAAGTTCACATACTTTAAAACTGGATTAAATATTAAATATTTTGAAAAATAGATATTTAGTATTTTTTCCAGTTTTATTGTTGTACTTTTGTAACCCTTTTGATTAGAAAATTTATAACATATCTATGAATCCATTTATAGAAAATACAGGAGTTATTCCATGTGGTTGTAGTGACATTGCTCACCATATCCTATATGTGAAGGATCCAGATGACCCCACTATCTATGTTTATATGCAACTTACAGATCAACCTTGGTATCGAAGACTCTGGAGGGGTATTAAATATATCTTTGGTTATAAATGTCGTTTTGGCATGTATGACGAAATAATTGTAAATGAAGATAATATCCACTATTTTCTAGAGTGGAATGAACATATTGTTCTTAAAACAACTGAACAAAAACCAGATGCTCCTATAGAGGAGTAATCTGAACAAAAAGTTTTAGCTAATTACTAGATTAGTTAATTGAAGATGGTGGGTTCATCTAGAGGCCTAGGATTTAAGATTTTCAATCTTACCACACGGATTCGAATTCCGTACCCACTACTAGTAGTTTAATCTATATTTTTCTTAATTTGAACTGTTTTATAATTTTATTTTTCGTACTTTTGTATATCAAAAAAAATATATTATGAGTAAGTACAAAAAAGAAGAATTAGAAAAGTTAATTTTTGAAGATAAATTACCATACGACACCATTGGAGAATTATATGGTGTTACTGGAGCCTCAATTCGTAAGGCAGCAAATAGATTAGGCATAGAATTACCTAAACGAAGAGAAATTAATCCAACTGAAACCTTTAATAAGGGTGTACGTAAAGTTGGAGAAATATGTTGTGAAAATTGTGGACAACCACTAAAGTCACATCAATTAAGATTTTGTAGTAGGCAGTGTAAAGCAGATTTTGAATATACATCGTTTATTCTACGTTGGCAAAATGGACAGGAAGAAGGTCTTTCTGGAAAAGATGGAATATCTGGTTATATTGAAAAATATGTAAGAATAAAACATAATAATAAATGTCAAAAATGTGGCTGGAATGCTGTAAATGAAAGTTCAGGTAAAGTTCCATTACATATTCATCATGTTGATGGAGATTCACATAATAATCAAGAAGACAATTTAGAACTATTATGTCCTAATTGTCATAGTTTAACCGATAATTATGGTAGTTTAAACAAAGAAAGTACAAGAACTTCTTTAAAAGAATTAAGAGAGGTGATTAAATCTCGTAACTTAGAAGAAGTAATTAAATAAATCGTGGGGTAGTAGTAGTTGGTAACTCGCTGTGCTCATAACTCAGAGATCGCCGGTTCGAGTCCGGCCCCCGCAACTAATAAAACGAATAGTAGGAAAGTTGATTAATCCGCTACATTTGGGATGTAGAAATCGAAGGTTTGAGTCCTTCCTATTCGACAATTGTTTTTTAATTAGATCCATTTTTTAAACCAGATTATGAAAAAACTTATTCAGAACAACACAACCTTCACTCTTGGAGAATTTACAGACATGCATGAAACACTTCCCGTTGGGAATTATGTTTTAAAGTTTGATGAACAAAAAGGAATCTTTTATCTTCAAGAACAAGAGCCTTTTGTGCTGCCTCCAAAGCTTTACGGAGACTTCTCTTTTATCGAAAGATGGAAGAAGTCTTATGTTGCTAATACGGGTAAAAACCTTGGTATTTTATTATCCGGTGTAAAAGGAACAGGTAAAACTATCTCTGCGCAGAAATTCTGCATAGAAATGGAAAAACCTGTAATCTTTATTACTGAGAATTACTCAGGTCCAGGATTTGAATCCTTTATCACAAGTTCTCTGTTCAATGATTGTATCATCTTTATTGATGAATATGAAAAGTTGTATCAAGAGGATCGCGATGAAGCTGAAAAGCTTTTGACTTTGATGGATGGTGTGTACAATACTCGCTTCATTTTCCTTTTGACAGTTAATGACCCTGATGCTATTTCTGACAAATTGAAGAATCGTTTGAATCGTGTGAAATACCACAAAGTCTTTGAAACATTGGAAAAATCTATTATTGACGGTATCGTTAATGATATGTTGGAAGATGAGCAGTTCAAAGATTCTATCTATGAATTCATTCTTCGCTTTGGATTCATTACTCCGGATATCTTGGTCACTTTGATTAAGGAAGTCAATTTCTTTAAAGAATCTGCTTTGGTCTGTGCTTCATACCTCAATTTGAGCTATGAAAGGGCTTATTACCAAATTAAGGTTGTTTACAAAGGCGAGCAACATTCTTGTGAATCTATGGAGTTAAATCCAATGGTTGATACATTCAGAATTAGCTTCTATGACGAAGTTCCGAAAGAGTTGACCAATACCTTGCCATATAAAATCAGGTTTAAAATGAGGGATTATCCATTTACTCGCACTGAATCTGGTTATACTTTTGAGTACAATTCAGATATTCAAATCCAGCTTTCTACACATCAAAGACGTGCATTAGTATTCTAAGTTATGGAAATCGCTGAAGAAGAAGTAAAGAAGTCTCTTGGTAATATAGCTAATATCAAGCTTGGCTTAACTGAGCCGATGAATATGAATTTTTCCTTGGAAACACTTCGTAATCTTACGCCCATGTGTGGAAAAAATGGTTCAGGAAAAACAATGGTCAATAAACTTATCTTCTTCTCATCTATGGTAACGCTGCTAATAATCATAGAGATAATTATCGAGCAATCTGTTCTAATTGTGATTCACAGTTAGATACATATAAATCTAAAAATAAAAATGGTGCACGAAGTTATTATAGATATAATAAAGAAAATGGTGGAATAATTGGAAATGCGCAGGAATAGCACGTAATTGGAAGCGTATCACTCTTCTAAAGTGATGACTTTATGTCCTTGGGGGTTCGATCCCCTCTTCCTGTACACTATAAATGGGCATATGGCCAAGTGGTAAGGCGTTTCTCTGCAAAAGAAATATGCGTCAGTCCGATTCTGACTATGCCCTCATATGCCGAAATAGCTCAGGTGGTTAGAGCGTTGGATTCATAACCCAGAGGTCACAAGTTCAAATCTTGTTTTCGGTACTAAATTTTTAACTATGAAATTTTCATTTGATTTTGATAGCACACTCTCAAGGAGATCTGTGCAACATATTGCTAAGTTACTTATTAAAGCTGGACACGAAGTTCACATTGTAACTAGTAGATATGAAGATACTGCTAAGTATGTTATGGCTGATTGTATTGGACAATGTCATGTTGACTTATTCAGAGTATCTGATCGTTTAGGTATTAAACGAGAAAATATTCATTTTATGAATATGAAAGATAAATATCATTTCTTTTTAGAGAATCCTGATTTTGTATTTCATTTAGATGATGATGTCAAAGAAATATTACTTATACAAGCTCAAACGGTTGTAATGGGAATATTATGTGATTATTCAGCTGAATGGAAAGATACAGTTGAGGAAGTATTTAAAAGACTTGAATTAGACCTGGCCCTTTAGTTCAATCGAATAGAACAGTAGACTACGGATCTGTAGATACGGGTTTGACTCCTGTAGGGGTCACAAAGAAAAAAGAATTTAGATTGAAGCAAACAGAACTTCAAGCCAATAACCCCTGATTCTTATTGGGATCAAGTTATAGCGAAGATGAAACCATATTTGCAGTATGGTTGGGTTTGTGTAAATATATGTTATATCCATACGGCTCTCAATTAGAGCATTGAACTCACTTGAAATTAATTCATATGAGGGATAGTATAATGTATTCACTGCAAGACTAAATTCTTCACGGGGTATTAGCTCAGTCGGCTAGAGCAATTGCTTTGCAAGCAATAGGTCAAGGGTTCAAGTCCCTTATGCTCCACAATACACGAATCAAAGAGATCATCACTGGCAATAAGTTTCCATGGTAGGTGCAACTTTTACAAACTAAATGCATTTAGTCCGATTCGTGTATTTCCAAGCATCTCCAAGATTTTCTGAGAATAATTGCAAATCGTATGTTGCATTGGGTTCAAATCCCTTCTTGGGGACATTACAGCACGTTGCTGTATTAAAAATCGTAAAATTATGAAGAAAACGTAGATTTTCTTTGCTCGAGGTTCTCCTTGTTGTTTTAAATTAGAAAACTTAGTAATAACAATTTAAATTAAAACACAATGAAAACTTTAAAAGGAGAAATAAAACAAATGTCAAAAGAACAAACGTTCTTAAAAGATCAAAGGAAGTCAGTGTATAATAAAAGTGAACGAGTAATGGAACCTTGGAAAGCTTCTTACAAACATAACTCAAATCGTGAAGATTTGCGTTTGATGTATGCAGCTTACGGTATCATGAGAGGAAGAACTTTTAGTCAAATTGAAAATACGCATCCAGAGGAGTCACATCCTTTGAGAGCATTTCAGAGAGATATTGACAAGTTAATTGAACAGTATGAACAAGAGGTTGTACATATTAGTGAGTAATTCTTTAGAGCCAATCTATGCCTGTGTACAGGGCGGACACGCAGTAGCACAGTGGTTGTTGGACAATAAGGATACTCAAACATGGGATAACAATTACTTGATATATTTGTCCGCAGATATCGAGAAATGGTTATTTAAACTAAACTGTAAACAATTACGCTATTCTGTATTTAGGGAACCCGATCTCGGGAATGTGCCTACAGCAATAGCCATTGAATCAGACGGAACATTGTTTCGTAATTTGAGATTAATGGGTGAATAACCCAAAAAGTAGTAACTCTGAATTGACAGGGTAAATAATAACGAGGTCGTGGGATATGTTACGTACAGTATGGCATATTAGGAAAAGGTAGATGAAACAAGAGCTGTAAGACACGTGGAATCTGGTAATTATTGTTTGGGGAAACCCTATTATTTTTTTTAAATGGTCTTTTAGCTCAGTGGCCCA